AATACAAAGTATCTCACCAAACTCAATAGATTTATCTTCTTCGTCAATAGAGTAAGTACCGAATGTTTTTATATAATCTTCGGTTTCCTCATAAATCCAACCTTTAGTTTTAGACCTAGCAGGTTTGAGCTTATCCATAGCAGTTTTACTAAGCCACCCAGTATGTGATTGAGCATCTAACCAAACTAAATAATTAGGTATAGGTTTATAAGGAAAATCTGTATTAGGTTTTTTTTTTTTAATGTAACGTCTTTTTTGGGTCATGATTCCACAGAAATTGTTCGTGAGAATTTGTTTCAAATTCTTGCATTACATCAATAGGAATTGGAGATCCTTCTTCTTCAAAAACCAATTGTAAGTGCGTACTGTAAATAATAGCAAGTGCTAAAGCATCAGCAGCTCTAATAGATATTTGTGGATTTTTTTCTTTAATAAAATCACCAATAGCATTAGGGTCTATTTTCTTCAAAAATTCTTTTGAGTATTTTTTAGATTTATTAGACTTATTAGGAAATTTATATATTTTAACCATAATTTATGCGTACTATTAGCAATGATATTACAATCTATAGTTTGGGTTGCATGAGAAAGTCAACGTGTTTCTTAAGCTTAGGTACAAGATTATTATATATCTTGACCCAAAGTATAGTTTCGTCAACAAAAAAAGCTAAAGATTTCTTTTGGTCTAAATGATACTGATATAATGTGGTTGCAATAACTTCAGCATCTATATCTAGATCTTTCCAAAAATCTTTTTCGCCTTTTCCACAAGTATGCAGTTGAGAATGATGTGCTGGACATAGTGGTACAGCCCATTGATCACCAGTTTTTTGTCCAAATCCTCTAGGCATAGCAAATGTTAAATGATGTGCCTGGCATTTTGGAGTCAAACAAAGCAAACAAGGTTGACTACTTACCCACTTTAGATAAGTTTTGTCTTTTAACCTTAGTACCTTCTCTCCTGATGGTATGTCTAACTTTTTTGTACCCATAATAAATTGCTAAAGCATTTAATCCTTCATGAACATATTGTGAAGCTCTACGTTCAGTAACTCTTAAAATTTTTGCTATTTCAATAATACCATAATTGCTAACACAAAATAACTTCATTACAAATGAATTTTGTTCAGTTAAACAATCATCAACTTCTTTAACTGCAAATATTGCTCCCATTTGCATAGACATAATATCAGATCCAGATCCATCAATTCTTATTTTAATAGAAAGATCTTTTATTCCAGATTGTAGTTCACACATCAATCGGTATCTAGATCCTGCTTCATATTCTTCCCAAGAGATAAGATTACGATGAAACATATAGATAAGACGAGATTCACGAATATTTAGATATACTTTTTTTTTATCAACAATAGTTTCTATATATTCAGGTTTCTCAATTTCTCGCATTATTATCCTTATAATAAGTTTCTAAAGCTTGGTCAACATAGGCTTTAAAGCCTTTATTAGCTTCATAGAGCTTGATAAGACGAAATATGCGGTTCTTATGCTTACAGCCATGAAAACGAGCAATAAGACTCTTACACCCATACACTTGTGTAGGGTGCAATAGCCAACATAAGATAATAGATAAGTTATAATTATTATACTCATCTTTATCTTTTATCGGTTTATTTCCCTTTAAAGTATCTAAGGAAATGTTATAAGTATTACTTAAATACTTTTGAATATTAACAATCATAAGGAGAACACTATGCTTAAAATAAAATATCGTCATTCAGCGTCTAAGGGTAATACGTTTATTGATAGCCCACCTTTTTGGATCATAAATAATTTATATGAATTTGATTCAAAACCTAACGCAAGAATGAAGATGGGTAGTACTGCGGAAGATGCAGCTAATCATGCGTTACTAAATCAAATCACTGATGAAGACGTTATCAATGATTATGCTAAAACGCAATACGTGGAAAAATACAAGGGTAACGAAGAAGAAGTAGAATGTGCTTGGTCTGGAATTATAGCAAATAAGTTTGTTCAAGAATTACCACAGTTTGGTAAAGTAATGGCTTATCAAAATGAATTGCAAATACCAGGTAAAGACTATGGTCTAGAATATGACATCATAGGTAAAACTGACTTTGAGTTTGAAAATGTAATAATAGATACTAAAGCTACTGCTTACATTAGAAGATTAAAAGCAGGTCATGTAGACCCTAAATGGTATCCAAAAGCTGCAGATTTAAGACAGCAGTTTTTATATAAAGAACTTTTCAAGAAAGAAACAATGTTGTTATATTGCTCACCAAAAGATGTATATGCAACAGATCTTGATGGGAGAACAGGTTATTTAGAAGATCTTATAAATAGCTTTAAAACAATAGAACATATACTTAAAATAGCGAAAACTAAAGAAGACATTGTACGAATGTACCCTTTGACATTCGACAATTTCAGATGGAAAGGTACACCTGAAGCTGTGGATTTCGCAAAAGATGTATGGTCAAAAGCTTTCAAATAAGCTATAAGAAATTATGCAACGATTTGGAAGTATTATTAAACAAATAAATAGGAGAAACAATATGGATGTAGAAACATTTGAATGCTCACATAAAAGATCATTCGCATCTAAAGAAGGTAATGGCAAATATAGTATTTACATTACCAAAGATGATGGTAGTGATATGACAGTTTATGGTGAAGCAATAGGTGCTGAAGGCTGGCAAAAAGGTGCAAGATTAAAAATCATGGCATTGCCTGCTAGACAAAGTAAAACTGGTAAGTGGTATCAAACTGCTAAATCAGTTGAGTTACTAGGTGGTGAAGTAAGTACTTCAGTTCCTGTACCAACTGTAAGTGCTGCTAAACCAATAGCTCAAGATAAAGATGCTCAATGGAAAGAAAAATATAGATTAACAATGAGTAATCTTATGGCTTCGGCTTTATCAAATAGTAGTGGTGCAGCAGGTATTGATTTTGATTCAATTGATAAAATTGTCAGAAAAATACTTAGTGCTAAACTTAATGAAATGGATGATGATTTACCACCATTTTAACTGACTTCTTGTGCACTCCCTTACGAATCAACAAACGCACAAGTGACTAGGTAGGAGCATAGACCTGCCTAGTTAAAAACTTAAGGAATAATATGATAGAACTATTAATGTTGTTAATAGCACCAACAGAAATTAATCCACAAAAAATGGGTATAAAATATTTACTTAAAGAAAAATTTGTAGATTATCAAAGTTGTGAAGAATATGTTGTTAAGAACACATACACTAAACCAGGAGAACAAGAATTTGATGGAGTATTTTATAAAATTGATACTAAAGAATATAAAGTATTCCTCACTTATTGTAAAAAAATAGATGACAATTAAAATAAGAAAACTTATAGTAAGACTACGTATGTGGTATGCTAAATTAAGAGGACACCCAGGACATAGATGGGATTATGAACCATCTGAATGGTATATGGGTAGACATAGAAAGAAGAAAAAATGATAACTGAAAATAGACTAGAAGATGCTTTAAAGTATCTTGCTGATACTGATGAATCAAGTGCAGAAGCTAGTGCTAATGTAAAGTATTTAGATAGATTGCTTAAAAGAAAAAAAGCATTATTTATTACTGCTGAAAAAAATTTGAAGTCTATCTCTGCTAAAGAGCAGGGGTTTTATGCTTCAGATATTTATAGTGCAGCAGTAGATGAATTATTTAATGCTGAAGTTAAAGCAAGTACATTAGAAAATAAAAGAGATAAAGAAGGTTTAATTATAGATCTCTTTAGAACTTTAGAAGCTAGTAGACGTAAAAACAATATATGATTTATAAGTTTAAGATATGGGTTTGGAAACCAATGGTAACAGAAATCTTTATTACAGCAGATAATGATGAAGAAGCTACTAGGGTTTTAAAATCCATAGACTTAAATAGTTTTAATTGGAAACGTGAAGGAATGTTGCATAATCGTACAACTTACGAAGTTATAAAAGATGGGTCTAAGATTACAAACGACACACACTCCACAGGATCAAATAAGCTCAGAGACTAAATTATGGTATGCTGTATTAGCACAAGCTATTACAGATGCTTCATATTCAGGAATCCGTAAAGCTTATGTTGATTGTAAAAAAAAAGCTATAGAATGGCTTCAAAGCAATTCTAAAGATTTTCAAATGGTTTGTCATTATGCTGATTTAGAATCAGATTATGTTAAACGTAAATTTGATATTGCTTTTAATTCTAATAAGTTTAATATAACAGATGTTCAACAAAAAATTATGAATGATAAACGTACACCAGCACAAATAAAATATGAAAAAAAAGGCTTTAAACTTAAATTCTAGTTACGATAAACAAATAGGTGGATCTCATTATCAAGGTATGAGTATTCAACCTAGTCAATTTGTTATAGAAAATAAAATGTTATTTCCTGAAGGTTCAGCTATTAAATATATTTGTAGACATTCTAAAAAAGATGGCAAACAAGATTTACTTAAAGCTATTCATTTTATTGAAATGATTATAGAAAGAGATTATATTAATCAACCTAAAGAGTCCTGGATAGAAGGATATAGAAAGTGGAAAAATGGGACACTTTAGTAATCTTAATAAAGATAATAAAGAGTTAAAAATCTATAGTCCATTTGGTCCATCTATTGGTCATTGTAAATTACCTCAAGAACTTATTGATGATTTTAATAAAGATTGTGAACATATCATGGATCATAAAGAAAAGAAAAAAACTCATGATTTTTCTAATGATCTTGTAGGTAATGTTAAACAAGAATTAGTTATTAGTCCTAATGTATTTGAAAAATGGGCTCCTTATTTTCAAAAACTTATGACTGCTTATATAAGTGCACATCCAGAAAATGTAAATGAATTACAAAGAATTAGATTTAGATCTGCTTGGTATGTAAGAACTTTTAATGGTGATTTTAATCCAGCTCATTATCATACAAACTGTCATATTTCTTGTGTAGGTTATTTATCTTTACCTGATAACATTCAAGAAGAATGGGATCGAGAAGATAAAGATCATTATCCTTCAGCAGGAAATATTGAAATGCAATATGGACAAGTACAATTGTTTTCAAATAATGCAGTAAGAATGAGACCAAAAGTTGGAGATTATTATATCTTTCCTTGGTGGATGTATCATATGGTTTACCCTTTTAAAACAAAAGGAGAACGTAGATCTTTTAGTTTTAATGTATATGGCGAACCTAAAGAATTACCTCAAGACAAACCTAAATCAAAACTAATACTTTAGCTTATAATTTTTTCTATTATATTTTGTTTTATCTTTAAAACGTTTATGTTTGTATTCAGGTAAATTCCTAGCGACTGGATTCCTAGTCGTCATCGTCTTCTTCTTTTTTTGATCTAACTTTTCCAAAAATAATCTTATAATTAAATTTTACACTATCTTCAAATTTGTTTCCTGTTGCTAATGGCTTACCAGTAACACCTATAGAATGTCTTGTGTTTTCACAAGCTGCTAATAATAAAATCATAAATAAAAATAGCATTACATACTTCATTTATCATACCTTATTCTTCTTTTTCTTTTTTTTCTTTTTTGGTTTTTGTTTAATCTTCTCAATAGTTTCTTCAATATTGGAAACTTTTTCTTTAATAAGAACCATATCTTGCGACAAGCTAAATGTTCTTGAAAGCGTCCACCCACCAAGTGCGATGAGAATAGCCAACAATGCAGTAATAATTTTATCATTCATTAATATTTATCCTTTAATATTTTAAGTATTTTTTTTTGACCCATATAAATTTCAGTTTCAGCAGTCACTTTACCACAAGCAAATCTAACATTTTCAGGATTAACTTCACGAGAAGCTATACGCTTACTTTTTAAACAGTCTGACATAGACTCTTTATAAGTGTGTTCAATAATACCACCTTGATAAAACATACAAAGAGCTACAACTACTTCTACAACTTTATCCATTAATGTACTCCATTTCCATTTGAAAATGTTCTTTGTTTATCTTTTAATTTCTCTACATCTTTTTGCAATTTATCAACTGCTTTTGCTAAAGCTGTAATATTAACTTCATTATGTAACATACTATCTACTCTTATTTGTAATTTATCTGTTTGTTTATATAATTCTTCAATTAGCATAAATTGTTCAGAGTCTGCTGGCAACGAGCCTAACAAGCCTCTAGGCCAGCCAATTCTAAATTCAGAATTAAGTTCTAAATCTTTTGACATAATTTCTATTTGTGTGCTATGCGTATTAAGTTTTTCTTGTATGCCAAAAAACGCCCACGTACCAATTGAAACAAGAGCTATTAAACTAGCTACTGTTTTCATAGGCATTTGTACTTTTGCTTCGTCTGATATTTTTAGAGCCATTGTATTATTTTAAATATTAAATAGAGTGTTATAAATGTAAACATAGCCATCATTTGTATATCAAAAGGATGGTTTGTCATTTGCGAAACATAGGTAATGCTGCACCAGAATTATGATAGCATTTTAAACATGATTTTTCTGCAGGTAAATAAGCATCATTTGGAAATATAATATATGCTTTATCTATAGGAATAATTTTACGACACCATTTACAATGGTTATTCTTTATTGGTTTTTTTATTTCCTTGTTGAGCATCTTTAATTTCTGTATTTGCTTTATCTAAATCTTCTGTTACGTATTGTAATTTTTGTAATGTTCTTTTTAATGCTGAGTCTTTAGACTTACCAGCATCAGTTAATTCGTTAAGCTGTTCCTTAAGAACTCTTACTTGTTCTTTATATTCGTTTATTATTTCTTGATAGTCTGCTTTTTCGGTCATTTTTTAGGTAGCTTAGGTCCACCGCCACGAAAGATCTGTGTACCTTTAATACCAAAAATACTAGCAACAACTAATATCCACAGATTAGTAAACCATGAAGGGAGTGCCTGGAAATGTTCAAAGAAAATTTTAATCTTTTCCATAGCTTGTGGATCGTCTGACCATACTGACCAAGCGAGCACCACAATTGGCAACGTAAGTATCGCAAGAACGACTTCGTCTTTGTAATCGTTTTGTCTAGCTTCTAATAATTTACCATTATATTCTATTTCACCACGAGCTTGTTTCTGTGCTGTTAATAAAGCAGCATCAGACATTGCTTGTTTTGTTCTTTGTTTATTTTGATATATATGGCTTCCAGTTTTGAGAGCCATCTTTGCTAATCCAAACCACATTATTTTAATTTTCTCCTATGTATTGTATAGAACTTTCCTGTTCTTCCACCAACGTGACGTAATTTAGTACGTTTGTTGTGCAATCTATTCCACGCAAATTTATGTAATTTATCTCCAACATACATTAAGTAGCTGAAGAGTTTGTTGGAAAACCCTCCCATGCTTTATACATTCCTTCCACAATTAATTCATCAGTATATGGCTGCTTGCCATTTTCCATCTGAATGATTGCTTTAACTAATGGTAGATAATGTTCTATACTATTATCTAATTGATCCATTGGATTTGTGCCTGTTTTTTCACAAACAAACTTTATATAAGCGTCTGTATCGTTTTCACTTGGAGGAGCCCATCTTGCGATGATGTCTTCTACATTATATTTTTTATGTGAGAAACGATAGACTAAGAGTATACGCATTAAAGCTCGTATACCCCATACTGTTTCACTAAAAACACAAAAGGTTGGATCTGATTGTTCATCAGCCAACCCATCCCAATCAGTACCTAATTTGATATTGCCTGGGTTTTTGTTTCTAATTCCTCTAGGTAATTTTTCTATTCCATCTGCCATTTTGTTTTAATACCATTGGGATTAACTTAGGTAATCCGTCAATGATAACTCCTGTTCCTATTACTGGTCTAGACTTTTGTAATTTATTATATTCAAAAGCTAAACTTTTCATATTAATTAAACATCCAGTTTGCATACCCCATAATAGTTCATTTGGATTACTCCAATAATCTATTTTATATGAAGTGTGATAATGTCCTTGGACAGTACACATCCCATATTGTTGGGCTACTTTTAAAACGTCTTTATATTTACCATGGCAGAAGTAAATTTTTTGACCATTGGATGCCGTAAGGATCAAGTCTTCATGCCAAGTCCAACCTGGACCTACACCTAACATATCATTATAACTTTTAAATAGTTCGTGTGGGATTCCATGTCGTGTTGCTTTCCTAAATACTAAACTTCCGTGATTAGAATCTAGAACGTGCATTTTAGGAAACATCTTTTGTAAATCTTTAAAGAATACCTTTGCAATTTCTAGCTCATCTTTAGGAGAACGTAAGCCTGGATGATGATCATGAAAAGAAATACTATGCCAATCTAATTCATCACCCATATTTACAATACAATCAGGTTTGTACTTTCTTTTAATTGCTCCCAGAAAGTCAAGTGTATCTGGGTGA